TTTAATCACGCTTGTATTTGACAACAACCGCTTTGTGCTTTATATCAATAAACAAAAGGTCTGCGATAAAGGTTTCAATAACATTTACAAACGAAATGGCGACACATTGATGTATATTGGCGATCCATGGTATAGTGCGAACGATGGGTTGTTGATTAACAATTTTACGTTGTATGACGGAGCATTAACACAGGACGACGTGAATAAGATGGTGGATAAATCACAGGAATCACCGAGCATTGGTGGACCTGCTGGTCCTGCTGGTCCCGCGGGTCCAACGGGTCCGACAGGGGCCGACGGTCCGACCGGGCTTGGTGGTTCTAGCGCAGTCGGACCGACGGGACCAACTGGACCAACAGGCGTTGAAGGCCCAACCGGGACTAGTGGTAAAACTGGCCCAACTGGGGATGGTGGCATTAGTACAGTCGGACCAACGGGACCAACTGGACCCTCCGGAACGAAAGGATCACAAGGCGATACTGGACCAACTGGACCCTCCGGAACGAAAGGATCACAAGGCGATACTGGACCTACTGGAACACAAGGAACGAAAGGCTCACAAGGCGAAACTGGACCTACTGGAACAGAAGGAACGCAAGGCGTTCAAGGCCCAACTGGAAACGATGGCGCAACAGGATCTAAAGGCGATACAGGGTCAACTGGTCCGGTAGGAACGTCGTCTACTACGAATTTGGGGTATAGTTTGTATCAACCATAATGCGAGTATCGTGATCTATGTTTATGGTTTCATATTACATTGGCTGTAATGCGAATTGTCGTAGTAGAATGATCTATGCACTTTCAGTTGGTGTTCCTAAACTATGGTTTATACTAACTAATATTTACACCATCGCGCAGGTTCAAATGTTCATCGGTATAAAATGTTTGCAATATATATACGCATTATTATGTCTATCAAACATCGATACATCATTTTGACTTTAGCCATAATTTTATTTCTTGTTTTATTCTATTTGTGTCATCGATGTTTCACCTTTTCCGAAAATTTTGATGAGTTGGGTGTTTTATATATGGCGAAAATGAACGAGGCCGTCAACTTACCAAAATTGAAAAACTGGACGTATGCCGTATCGCAAAGTTGGTATAAATTGAAAGCGAATGACTATAATATGTATTTACGTGACATGAATTTTTCCCAATATGCAAATATGTCCATTTCCTTTTTTATGCAGATCAATAGCGGACATAACCAGTGGCGCAATGTTTTTCACTTTACGCAAGACGGTCAAAATTGTTGTGAAAAGGGTCAACGCATTCCTGCGATGTGGATTTTTCCGGATAACACCACCAACATGCATATACGATTTTCCACGGATTCGGATGGAAATGATGGTATAAATACGTCAGATTATACCCCAAATATTTCTTTAAAAAAGCCCTATTTGATCACACTTGTCTTTGATAACAATCACTTTTCGTTTTATATCAATAAACAAAGGGTCTGTGATAAAGATTTTAATAACATTTACAAACGAAATGGTGACACATTGATGTATATTGGCGATCCATGGCATGGTGCGAATGATGGATTGTTGATTAACAATTTTACGTTGTATGACGGAGCATTAACACAGGACGACGTGAATAAGATGGTGGATAAATCACAGGAATCATCAATCATTAGCAATCCCACTGTCCCGCCGGTGGCCATTGCCCCACCTGAGGTCGCGGTCGCAACGCGAGATACAAATGGCGTCTGGGAAAAAAAGAGTGATGGTGCAGGTAAGGGTGAATTCCGCTGCGATTTTAAGTTATAGTTTATCTCAAAAATGAGAAGGAAAGTGTATATGAATTCATATTACAGTGATGGTAATACGAATTGTCGTAGTAGGTAGCGATGGGTATATATATTCCTAAACGTAGCGTATTAGAAATAGATAAAATAATCGATATTATACTTGGATTCATTGTATTTTATTTGTGATGTATACATAATACTGCAACACTTGCAAATTTGTCGAACAATTGTAATAAACGAATTATAGGTCGGTTTGCGTTCAATATACATGCGTTTCCCTAAGTGATAATACTCTTTCAACGCATCGCAAAAATCGGGAAAAAGATTATAAAATTGCAATTTGCGAAAGGCATTCTTGTCAATCAAATAATACTTCTCTGTCTTTAACGATATTTTATCCAAAAGTTCAAATAATAGTTCTTTCGGCACTGGTTTTTTAAATATTTGGGACGACATGGTCCAAAAAAAGAAATGAAATACTTACGTTCGTTATACTATTCGCATATTATTTTTTTTACCAAAAATTTCACCCACGTGATTCTGCCGCATCTTTCTTTAATGCTTCTGCCCTGGCATGCTGTTCTTCTAAAAACACCGCCAATGCACGGGTTTTATGAATATAGAGTTGCTTTATCTTTTCAATATATAAAATATTATCCATCAACTCTTCTTGTGCATTATGCATCCATTTGATCACGGACATATCGCTGCGATCAAATGGCATTCCGTATTTATCAAATCCGGCATTCGTGCGATTGGTATAATTTTGAATGACCGCATGAACAACATCATCGACTTCATCAGGTGTTAATGAAATGGATATTTTGGGCGGATCTGATAACACTTTGGGTGATGTATGCAGAATACCTGTTGATGAATCTGGCATTTGTTCGAACGTAATATTATTACCAGACATAGTAGGATTTTCTATATAAATTATTCTAATTTACATTTATATGTTTATACTGTTTTCGAATAGTTTATTTGCGCGGGGTGGACGACGTTAGTCTATACAAGTTATTCGTAAACAGTGCAAGTTCAATGCGATCTTCGTGTACATTATGAAAAATGGTGATGTATTTGCATAAATAAGGTAGGATCTGGTATTTCAATTCATCCTCCAAACTCGTGGTCATTTTCAAAAATAAGAAAAAATAGTCCAATATATCAATCACCGAATATCCGTAATCATGAATCCGATAAAGAATGTCAATGGCTCCTACCAAATCACCGGCTCCAAGTTTTTCAAAATAGACGTCAAACTGTTGAAAGGATATATTCGAGCAAAGTTTTTTACATAGTTCCAAGTCGACATGTTGTTTCAATATATACATTTTTTCCAAATAATTTATCAATATGCGCACCGATTTGTTGGAAACTTTCAATAGATATTCTTTCGCGGGATCGTCCATTTCGATATGTTCAGATTCCACAATTTTTTGTAGAATTGCTCGAATATGCGCATCGGACGGTGGGTGAATCTGTAAAATATGAACCCGTGACTGAATGCTTTCAATCACCTTTTGAATATTCGAACATACGGAAATAAAATGAATATTGTGTTTGTATTTGTCAATATAGTTACGAAACACTTGTTGGCTTTGTTCATTAATGCCATCGATGTCATCTATAATCACCAACTTCTTTTTCCCATAGATGGAACTATGGGATTGACAAAAGGTTTTCATTTCATTTCGAAAATACTGAATCCCCTGCTCCTTTAGATTATTAATAAAAAGAATGTTGTTCTCGGGGAAGGGAGCATTTCTGCCGAGTTTATAATACTCACGGATGATTGCATAGATGAGTGTTGTTTTTCCGGAATTGGAGTTCCCGATAAACAATAGGTTTAAGGAATCAATTTCGAAGAGGGTCTTGATTGAGGCGAGCAATTTAGGATCTAAACAAAAATCGTCTATAAAATAGGGTTTGTATTTTATTATAAATGTGGGTTGTAGAGGAGAAACGACGGATTGAGACATGATTTGATTGTAGAACGTATTAATAGATTAGGATGACGACCGTTTATGTTGTTTTTTATATACCATTGAAAAAATATAGGGGGGTATTCTATATGGCATCAATCAAAACACAAAAACGAAATCGATCAAACAGGAAGACAAAAAAAGTTGGCGGTATAAAAAGAAAACGGTCTGTCTACCAACCGGAGAAAAAAACCGTATTGTTTGCGAAAAAATGGGCATTGCGAACGATGCGTGATGTCATGGGTAGAAAACATGTAAGAAAGGCGATTCTTCAACAATTTGTTCCGGATATAAAGAATCTTGACCATTCCGAAACCTTTGATGGGTTTCGCGAGGCCGAGGATCCATCGCTCTATAAAAACAAGGAATCACAAATATTGGCCTATTGCGAAAAAATACGCACCATACAACCATATGTTGTATTTACTGCGTCGAACATATTGTTTGATGATCTCGACGAGCACGGAAAACAGGATACACAAACACACTATCAGTGTTTTTATGTAGATAATGCAAACCAAACTCTTTATGTATTTGATCCATCGCGAACGGCGGATGGGAAAGAAGGGATTTATGAACCCCAAATTACGAAAAAAACGGTGGGTAAATTTTTTCGAAGCAAGAAATACACAGTGATTTACGTAAGGCCCACACACCCCGCGCAAATGTATGATTCTGACGTGTTTTGTCAAACGTGGTCACTATATTTGTTGATCCAATTTTTCAAACACGATTGTAAAAAGGACGCAGTATTATCGGTTCCTGAAACAATGGTCGACAAATACGCCGTTATCGTCGATTTCTATCACAAAATTTTGGATACTATCCCTGCAGTAAAAAACGAACTGATATGGGCATATCAAGAGGATTTGAAAATTAAAGACCATGTGGATGAAATATTGGCCGATGGTGGCACAAAACATACGATTCAGGATATGTTGAAGCAAAATCCTTACAGAACCATAAAAAGTATGAATGCGAAACATTTATTTACCGATGAAGACAGGAAGAAAATCGATGAACTTGCGGCAGAAGAAGAAAAGGAAGAGGAAGAGGAAGAGGAAAAGGAAGAGGAAGAGGACACGCGCTCCCCGCCGAAATCTGTTCGTTCTCGTTCCTTGCCCTCGGTAGAAAACCAACCGCCAGATCATCATGAGCAAATTTCGGAAACCATGAGCCAAGATAGTGAAGAGGAGGAGGACAAACGCGATGAACCAGTGAGCACAACTTCGAAAAAACAAAAACCGTGGTGGTGGCCTTGGTAACCAAGAATACAGTCCAACAGTATACCTTGCGGAAACTCTTTAGTAAACAACCGTTTTTTCATGGCCGAATCGCAATTTTAGATTCACCATTACCCCGTCGATAATTCCATTATCTATCATATTGCGTATAAACGATACATCTTCCGATGTGCCATCCATTAATGCTGGCATGTCCGGTCGATCTGTCTTTATGACTGCAATATTACGGAAAAACCAAGGATAAGACAACCGTTCTATTACGCCTTTGCGAATCGCCATGCACCCCATTCCGACGTAACTGCATTTTACCCATTCCTTTTTTTCTTGAATGAGTCGATTTCCCTCTTCTGCCGATAAAAATTGGAATGTTCCATGGGTTGCATAATATTTTTCATCCCACTCTTTCACGCAACATAAATCTCTTCCGCCATCTAAGGCATAAATTCCAGACACAACAGGGTATTTATGATAACAACTTTGAATCAATTCGTCCACAATATCATACGTATATACCATGTCGGAGTCTAGCCATAGAATAACATCATAATCCAGAGTCCCTTGAAACGGCTTTTGTGCTGGCCCACGTAATACATTTGCCCCCAGGCACATGGCCCGTGCAAAATTTACTTGAGAAGAATAATTGTTCGATAAATAAAAATCATATTTATTGGATTGAATCATGCCAACAATGAGATTCGTCCATGAAATCAAAAATTTGTTGGAATAGGAGTTACCGGGTATGCATAACACTACCTTTATTTTGTTCGGATTTGTGGATAGATTCATTCTTAATATATAACACACAAACGAATAAGCATTTATATGGTTTCGACAAAGAGATCTTTCGAACAACTTACAATATTGTTCTTATCAAAAAAACACATAAAAAAATGGCCATTGATTATATATACAAATGACGAATTTCTACGATGTTCTTGGTGTATCACAAGACGCAAATGAAAGTGAAATTAAAAAGGCTTACCGTAATTTATCATTGAAATACCACCCCGACCGCAATCCCTCCGAAGAAGCAAAAACAAAAATTCAACAAATTAACGAGGCATATGAGAACTTGGGTGATGCCGAAAAAAGAGAGCAATATAATAACGAATTGCGTTATGGAAAGCCAACCAATAATTTGCCCCCGGGCTTTGGCGGAGGGGGTGTGCATTTTGCACATCATATGAACGGAATGCCAGATATGCACAATTTATTTGCAGATATATTTGGTAATCATCCGGCATTTGGTGGAATGCCGGGCTTTGGCATGCCCGGTATCCGCGTATTCCATAACGGACAAGAATTTCGGCATATGCAACGACCCGATCCGATCATCAAACAAGTCAATCTTACCATTCAACAAAGTTACCAAGGTCTGGACATACCCATTGAAATTGAGCGATGGGTAATGGCCGGTGATGTCCGCAATGTGGAAAAAGAAACCGTATATGTAACCATTCCGCCAGGAATAGATGAAAATGAGACATTGGTGTTAAGTGACAAAGGACATGTTGTGAATGAGCAACTGCGCGGCGAAGTGAAATTGGTCATTCATATTGAGAACACGAGTGATTTCAGACGCGAGGGCCTAGATTTGATCTATCATAAAAAAATTTCGTTAAAAGAGGCACTTTGTGGATTTTCGTTTGAAATGGTGCATGTCAATGGAAAACGCCTGTGTGTAAATAATAAAAGCAACATGTCTATCATCAAACCGAATTATAAAAAGGTGGTCCCGAACATGGGAATGAACCGTGAAAACAGAACGGGAAATATAATCATAGTGTTTGATGTTGAATTTCCAGAAATATTGACGCCGGAACAAATTGCCGAATTGGAAAAGATATTGTAATAGGAACATTATGCGCAGATTCTTGTTGAACCATGCCGGTAGGATGGTTCGAATGTATACATTGAATCGTATAGCATATCCATGTCCGTTTTTCCCGAAATCCGCTGTTGAATTGCAACTAAAAGTTTCACATGATAATCGCGATCTGATCCTAATCTTCTGTTTTCACGTTGCAACCCGATAATCTTATTTTTATAATAATTGTTTTTAATTTCAAGTGTATTCTTTTGAACCATCGCATCTATGAGTTTTTGCGTTTGAATATCATAAACCATGCGAAGCCATTCCGGCTCGCTCATTCGAGCAATACGATCAGAAGGTGGTTCCATATTTTTTACAACAATATTGTTCAAGTTTACAATATTGTTCAACTTCAATTTTATTCACTGCATTACATTGAATCGTCGATCAAAATTTATGAACTAATGCGTTTCGTCGGAATTTCGACATCCACAATGTAAATCGAGTTCTCAGTAATTACAATATACTCTTTTCCTACCTTATAAATTTTGGACACAGGACTGGTATATTCCTCCTCGCTTTTTACCAATAACTTCTCTTGGTTGTTCTTTACACCAATAAGAGCAGTCTTGTCCAACGAATTCGTCCAATAATCCATCATTACGGGCTTGTCTTCCACGATGGCCAATTTGACAGCATGTTGAAGGGTGTTGTTTTCAGGAAGGCGGTATCCATTGGCTGTGGATACGGCTGAGTCCGCAGAAGTGGGAGTGGGTGCAGAAGGGGCGGTGCTCATTTTTTACAAAAATTTGTAGATTATGGTATAGAGTTTATTTCTACTTTATACCCTTTTTGCGCAAATAAATATAGATTGATATAGGGAGTGTTTGCCTACCCATTTCATTCTGGCACAAAAATATAAGCATTATATATAAAAATCATCCGAAAGGATGTCCATTCAAGTACAAGTGGTGGAAAAATATGTGGCTATTATGAACGAATTTTTCCATTTAATTCAACAATCTGATCTCATGCAAAAACTAAATTATCCCGTTCATAGTTTATATATCGGAATAAATGCATTACACCGTGTATTTGAATTTGTTCTACTTCGAACAAAAAACGTTGAAAAAGCATATTACTATTCACAAAAAACATATTACTATTATTTAGAATACATCGAACAGATTCATAAATCAAATTTATCACAAAGTTTAAATCACTTGGATGCAATCTTGTTTGTTTATAAAAAAACCATTTTTTGCATATTTGACGGATCAAACGACGATGAATCTTCGGCAACAATGAGTAATATTATGACATTGAATGAAACAGTATTACAATTTGATGAACGAGATTATCAAAACACATTCGTAAAGATATCCAAATTAACGAACCTATTATTCGACTGGAAAAACGAAAACATTGAATTTCAGCACCGCATTCAAATATGCAATCTTTATTTACTACGATTTTTAAAACAAATCTCTCACATGGAATCCACGATGGATTATTTAGAAGTGTTGCAAACCAAGATGAACATGAATTATAATATTTACGAAGAACTCCTAAAGGAAATCTTGGAAAAAAGAGAAAAAACAAAACGTGCCCGCAGTGAATCGTTTTTTTCAGAATTGGATAAAAATGAGTATTTTTTAATGAAATTTTATATCGAGGAACCCATTTTTCGAGAAAAGTTCGATGATGGAAACATGAAAGAGTTTGTCCGCTGGATGTATCAACAGTCGACGTAATTACATATGTTTTGCATAATATTCGGCAGACATTAGAATCGTCTTCTTCCTGAGTTTCACCTTCTTTATTTTCACAGTCGTATCTTCGTTTGGCACTTGAATATTCTTGTATTCTTCTACAAGAAATTTTTTAATGAATTCAAACACGAATTTCAGTATTCTTTCACTACAATTTCCAACAATTAAGCAACTCCCGGTTCGAAACATCATAAAGGAAATTTCTGTGTATTTTTTATTTAATTCTAATTCACTAAGTTTGAGCGCTCGATCTTCGGGTAGAATTTTGCCTTTTTGTAGAGTTTCATTGAAACCATTATTATTGTTAAAATAAAACTTGCATTTTACGCCAGGATAACTACAGGGATCATATGCACTTTCAATGTTATATTTGTCACTTAGTAAAATATTGTGTAAAATATCCCGATTGATATAGTATCCACAATTGAAATTTGAGTTAATCAGAACATTGTTTTCGGAATCTGTTTCTATGAATTCGAGGAGCGTATCGATATTTGGTTGTAGGATCTGCAAAATCATTTCCTTTACGATATCCAATAACTTTGCATCCAACACACCAGGGATTTCTAATTTGCCGGTATTGAATATCTTAACATGAATCTCTTTAAACATCGTTTTATTTTCGGCAGCGTTACCATATTTGAATCGCAAAATCATCGCGAAACAATTGTAGAATGCGTTTTTCACCTTCCCGCGACAATTCATAATGTCCTTTTTTGAAACACCCACTGTTATTTTGCGCTCATCTTTGAATTTTATTCGTCGTGCGGTTGGATTGTCGATTTGTTTTATAATATTTTCCGTATAGTAACCAACGCCCTCAAGTTTCTTTTTATATTCTTGAAATTCTTCTTGTGTCTTGGATACAATCTTCATCTGTTTTTTTATAACACCTTCTTCGGGCTTCCAATATTCGAGAACAGGAATGTTCCAAAATATATTATAAATGTCGATTACCTTGTTCAAAAACAAAACCTTTGTTTTTGTAGAAATATACAGCTCCTCGCAAACTGGCACCAAATCATTGTCTTTATTGTCTTCATTGTTTATAGTATTATCAAAACAAACACCCTTTTTTGTATTGATTGAATTATCTACAGAAATTGTAGGTCGACCACCGAGACATCGGTTGGAGGTAGACACTGCGTTTTGACTGCTCAAGAAATGCGCCCACTCGTCGTTTACGGACATGTATGTTTTCCAAATTATGTTTACTTGGATTCTATCCATTTCTTTATGTTGTTTCGAAATATTCAATTTTACACGGACCCATACATTTTTTGTAACTGTTTGACAAAATATTGCAGGACATGACCTATGTTTGAATCATTGCAGTGACTAATGGTTTCCACAACGTCTAAAAACTGTGGGTTAATATGTGTTTTTTTATGAACGAACACAAAATCAAAATACTGTTTGAGAATGTTTTTTTTGTCAATATTATATTGAATGCTCGTTTCATGAATATAAAAAATAATATCATTGGCCTGATTTTGGAGTAACATGTCATGCATTTTTTCCCAAACAGAATCACTTATGATATTTGACTCCCATTCGACAATATTTTGGTTCAACTGAATAAAGTTAATCATGCTACGAATATCCGAGTGATATGTTTTTTGAATTGTATCAATAACTTTATCTGATAACACAATGTTCTCATTTTCGGCAATGGTTTTAATAAACTTGTAGATATCCGGTTTGGGTAATTGGTTAAAACGAATACAGATAAATTCGTTTTTCAAAGACTCATCGATTTTGCTAATATAGTTACAGATTAGACAGAAACGGACGTTATAACAAGAAGACTGTAGTAAATATTTAAGAGCCTGTTGTGCGTTTTTTGTCATATAATCCACTTCATCCAAGATAACAAATTTCAATCCAAGTTCGAAAAAGTTTTTGGATTTCACGAATTGATAAATTTGATTGCGAATGATATCGATACCGCGTTCGTCGGATGCATTTAAATGGATGACGGAACCCTTATTGGTTTGATTGTATTTTGTCTGATATTCATTGATCAAATTAATAATCGTTGTTGTTTTTCCTGTCCCGGGTGGGCCATAAAATAAGAGATTGGGGAAATAATTCGTATCCAACATATTATTGAATATGTTTCGATTCGTGGGATCGAGCACAATATCATCAAATTGAGTAGGCCTGTATTTTTCGACCCATGGTATTCCAGATTTTGGAAGCGCCGTCATTTATGTTGTAAATGACACGCGAAAAGTGTTTATGTATATTTCTGAAAAATTGAATAAAAGGGTTTCGTTACATCGCTTCATAAAACTCAGAAATGTCAACAAAAACAGGCTATTTGGGGCTTATTGTGGGCCCGATGTTTTCGGGAAAAACAACGCGCATTATTGAACTGTATTATCAATACAAAAATGAGGGTAAAAATGTGATCGTTGTAAACTATGATGCGGATCGTAGATATCATGATTCTATGCTTTCCACGCATGATCGTGTAATGATTCCTTGTTTGTTTACAGATAGACTATGTGATTTGGTCTGCACCGACAATGCGGATTATAAATCTGCGGATGTTGTCTTGATCAATGAGGGACAATTCTTTCAGGATCTGTATGCATCTGTTCTTTCTATGATAGAGGTTTCGAAAAAAACTGTACATGTATGTGGATTAGATGGTGACTTTCGACGCGAAAAATTCGGTGAAATACTCGACCTATTGCCGATTAGTGATAGTATTACAAAACTTACATCGAAATGCGCAAATGGTTGCTCGTTTCCCGCGTTGTTTTCACATCGCATAAGCAATGAAAAAGAGAAAGTTTTGATCGGATCTGACATTTATCTGCCATTATGCAGACACTGTTATGTCATTGCGAATGTATCTGTATGTATAGGCGAGGAAAACACTTTTTCGAAATGACATAAAGGAATTTTGCAAACTAGTATTCATATCCAAGGAAATGTCGGACGAGCCATTGAAAAAGAGACGTGGAAGAAAGAAGAAGAACGACGATCTGATACCACCCCTGACAAACGATATTGAAAACAATATTACGGTCGTTATCGAAGAGCCCGAAATTGTGACACCAACGCCAGTAGAAACGGTTGCGAAAAAGCGGGGCAGAAAGCCAAAGGGGGGCAAATTGATCACCAAAGACCCTGAAAAAAATAGTTCGCCACAGCCCGTCGCCAATGTCATATTGCATTTAAAATGTTCGATGCAAGATTTAACAGATCACAATGAGAAAATAAATCAATTGGTGACGGATCCTATGTCTTATAATCCATTAATTCCTCCAAACATTATGACATACAATATGGACGAACACAAGTCGTTTTCTACGTATGATTCAGAAAGTGTGAACTTATTCGCAGAAAAGGAAAAGATGAAGACGAATGCCGATTATGCATATGCCGAATCAAATGCGCAATCACAATGCGCAACAACTCAATTGTGTTCCGCCTGCAATTTAAAAGTTGGAACTCCGGACGAAGCAACAAAGAATGACGCCATAGAAGATGAAGACGATGACGTTAATATGAAAGATGTATCGTCAAAGTTGAAGAAGTTAAAGTTACAACTGTATAAAAACAGCAATCAGGATAAAAAATCAGCCTGTTTTTGGTGCACGTATGAATATGATAATCCATCCTGTTACATACCAAAATATGAAGTCGACGGACAATTGTGCGGTTATGGCTCGTTTTGTAGACCAGAATGCGCGGTTGGATATTTGATGAAAGAAAACATCGATGACTCTACGAAATTTGAACGTTATCATCTTCTGAACCAAATGTATAGTAAAATTTATAACTATAAGAAAAACATTAAGCCCGCACCCAATCCCTATTTTTTGTTAGAAAAATTCTATGGAAATTTGAGTATTCAAGAATATAGAAAATTATTGAAAACAGAACACATGCTCATGGTAATTGAAAAACCTATGACACGAATATTACCAGAACTTCATGAGGACAATGACGATTTTGTATTGAACATTTATGGTGGAAAAGTGGCACAGAATAACAATAATAACTCACACGTTTATAAAGTAAAACGCCAGAGTGAAAAACAGAAGGGTCCCAGCAAAACCACCATTATGAAAGAAACATTTGGTTTCTAGGTTATTTTTTGTATTTTTATAAACCCGTAAAAATACAAAAGGGTCCCGAAATGCACATAAAGATTTTTGGTATATTATTATATATCGCGCAAGGTTCAAGCATGGATTCGTTACACCATTTTTCACTCAAAACGCCGACAAGTCGGCCAGTTTTGAGTGAAAAAAGTGATGCATTTTCGGCATTGGAAATGCAAAAAGGTATAAATATAGTTTCCTGTCATTTAATGGGCGGACTCGGCAATCAATTATTTCAAATATTCACCACAATTGCGTATTCTCTGCGGCAACGACGCAAAATGATTTTCCCACATAGTGAAATATTAACAACCGGGAAACACAGACCTACCTACTGGGATTCTTTTTTATCACCCTTGCGTTCGTATACTACTATAAACCCGGGGTGTGGCAAATCCTCTGATTTATTATATACGTTTCCTTGTTATAAGGAGCCGGGGTTTCTTTATTCCGATATACCTGCGTTTCGAGAGGAAAAGCAAATTATGTTGAATGGGTATTTCCAAAGTTATAAATATTTCGAAGCGGAAAAAAAAACGCTCTTTTCATTTATTCGGTTATCGAAATGGCAAGATGACGTTCGTCAAGAATATCCCATGCTTTTCGATTCGACGAGTCCAGTTGTTACCGTAAGCATGCATTTTCGCAGAGGGGATTATAAAAATTTACAGCATTGTCATCCACTCATGCCTTATGAATATTACACAAAAGCACTGGGTCACATCATTGACAACGTTGCTGATAAATCAATTAGCGACACACACGAAGTTTGTGAACTCAAATCTTCATACCCGACCGGAGATGGGCGTATTCGAACACTGTGTTTTTTCGAAGAGGAAGATCAAGATGACGTGTTGGCATTTGTTCAACAATTGGCTTTGCAATTTCCTACTGTCGAATTTAAAACCATAGACCATTCTATTTGTGACTGGAAACAAATGTTACTTATGAGTTGTTGTGATCACAACATTATAGCAAATAGCACGTTTAGTTGGTGGGGTGGATATTTTAATCAAAATTCTAAGAAGATCGTGTGTTACCCTGCAATATGGTTTGGATCAAGCATTCAACATTCTACAAACGATTTGTTTCCGATACCTTGGCATAAAATTGAATTTTAACAAAACGCAAGAAATGTCTGTAAAATTACTCTATCATGTCGTCCGAATCCGTTTATCATGACACCATTGCGGTTCTTATGGAATTGCCATTGGTAAAGACACTTCTTTCTGAAAAAAATAGACTTTCTCGAAAGTGTAAGACTCTGCGTGATGAAAACAAGGCGTTGCGTAATTTGATTCGTTCGTTGCCTGAATTTCGTTGCGCGCATTACACACAACCCGCCGTGTCTGTCACCATTAAGACTGAGAGTGCACAATCCGATGTTCCTATGCAATGCGAACCACTCGTAGACAGCGATGACGTTGTTTATATTGAACAGCCCGATCAAAATAAACCCAATATTGTATTTGTAATTGAAGATGATGCACATGTTGACCAGGCGCAACCTGTGGAAGAGGAAGCACAGGCTGGTGAAGATGAAGAGGATGCGCAGGCTGGTGAAGACGAAGAGGTAGAAGAAGAGGTCGAAGAAGAGGAAGAGGATGCGCAGGCTGGTGAAGACGAAGAGGAAGCAGATGCTGGTGAAGACGAAGAGGTCGAAGAAGAGGTCGAAGACGAAGAGGTCGAAGAAGAGGTCGAAGAAGAAGAGGTCGAAGAAGAAAAAGTCGAAGAGGAAGAGGATGCGCAGTCTGGTGAAGAGGAAGAGGTAGAAGAAGAGGAAGAGGATGCGCAGGCTGGTGAAGAGGAAGAGGTCGAAGAAGAGGAAGAGGAAGAGGCGGGCGAGTCTGACGAAGAAGTGTTTGAAGTGACAATCAAGGGAAAGGCCTATTATACGACCAACGCAACAAACGGCATTATTTACGCCATTGAGAATGACGAAAGCGTGGGCGACGAGATTGGCGTCTTCGAAAACGGCAAGGCAATATTCAACAAAAAGAAGTAATACATATATAGGCAAAACTTATCGATAACGGCGTGTATATTTGTAAGGATATTTTTTTATCGGACCACGGCGTTTTTTTGACAGGGACTTCATGCCCTTTCCAGAACCAGCCGACATCATAACCCCCTCCTTTTTCTTCTCCACCTCAAATAAAAACTCTGCCGCGATTTCATAGATTTGATACATAACTAGATCTGCGCCCAATTTGTCCAATGTTTTACTATCGGCGAGTTTCTTTTTTTGTTCAGAAATGTCATCTTGAAGCAATTTCACTTGACTATTATATTTTAGCATAAGAGCATTTAGTTTTCGGCGAAGATCGCTGGAATACGCATATTGTTGTTTCACCAAATCTACCAATCTTCCATATAATTCAGGATTCTTTTTTTGAATAGATTCCACAAGATTATCGATGGACAACAAATCGCCGGATACATTTTTTTCCGCAAATAGTTTGTCCATCTTTTCCAAATACGTCTTGTTTTTATTCTTTTTAATTTCGTTCAAAAACCAAGCGTTTATATCATTTATAGACACAACGGGAAGATTATTGCCCTGTTTGCGAGGTGGTTCTTGAATGCCGAATGCTTGTTTTACCGCCTTGTTTTTATTACTATTATCACCGGATGCCGATTCTGAAGATTTCATGGTATCTACATCTAAAAACGCGGGTTGTTTATTCATATCCCAAGGATGCGGTACATTTATGTTCGACGTCAATGCCAACAACTGGTCGCCCAGTCGTTCGCCTTCGATTTTACATTTTAATACCTTCATTTTATCATCATTTAATTCTCCACCAAAAAAATCGCCCAATACATGAATTTTTAAGCGGGGTTCATTTTCATTACGAACCGCAACATTCGTAATACCAACGTTTATTTTTTCCATTATTCTTTTCGTAACTTCTGGGTCCGAACCAAGCGTCTTTTCTCCTTTGAAATAATATCCAGAAACTTGATTCAACAACGAATATAGTTCAATCGCTGTGTCTTTGGTTTCGCAATTCAATAATTTTTGCAATTCACCATTTGACGAAGACATACGCGGTTCTGTAAGAGATTGTAGTGTCATTATAAATTGTCTATATTCTGGATATTTGTTCGCATATGCATTTAATTTGTTGTCTTTGAGCGATGTTTCATAGAGAGATTGAAACACATTGTATTCTTGAAGTATAGAGTCGAATGATTTGTCGAATAGGGTTTGTTTCAATGCATTGTAAATGCTATCCTTTATGTCACGTTGAATGCTTCGGTCATTTATGGTCAAATTCGCAGTTGATTCTTTCGTTTGTTCGTCAAATAAAAAGTCGCGGAACAGGCTCTGCACTTTTTTATAGGTTTTCAGTTTCAATATTTTCGGGGGATCCGCACTGTTATTGGCATCGCCAAATGCTTCTTCCACGCCGTCGAACAAATTATTTAGTCTCTGGTCCATTGATTTTTTTAAATTTTCTTTCGTAATCCAATTTGGCAAAATTGTTGGTATATCCAAAGTTACAACGTCCATAAATTGGGAATATGACGAAATTACAGTGGCCTCGCATAGATGTTTTAAAACGGTTGCGACGAGAACTAGCCCTATAATTTGTTGTGTTGGCTTATTTACTTTTTTTAAAGCATCCATTGCACTACCGGCTAACGCCCCCGTATTTTTTATTTTTTCATCAATTATCCTTGTTTCGGTAGATATATACGTATTTTTTTTCTTAGTCACCATTTTATCCAGGTCTACATAGTTTTTCATCAACGTTTTATAATTCGGGTGATTTAATATGTCGTTTAACCAAATCAGGCTTCGAAATGTGTATGTTTTTCCGTCCTTTAAATAAGAATATTGGATGACATTTGGATTTCCAGGCAATTCGGCAGGGGCATTTTTTAAAATATCGAACGAGTTTTTCACGTCGTTTGTATGTGGATATTTCGTGGGGAAAAGCGCCTCTAACATTGCTAAAACATTGTTGCGAACGCATTCGTTTATAGCAGGAGTATCTGTTTCGTCGATGAAATCCAATAAAAATGCGTCTTTGTTTCCCAACATTTTTGTTTCATTGAAAAAAAAAGCGACGCGGTCCACGTATCGCATGCTTCGCAATGCGCTAATTTTATACATTTGATTCGTCACTAAATAAGGGTATTGTGATAATTGGTTCTCTACCAAGGATTTCAAATCTGGGTGGTATAATAATTTTCGAGTGAACACAATCTCTTTTTTATTTGGTATATTTGTAAGAAATTCAATAGATAATTTATTGATGTTTCGATTCATACTATAGATAGTGGTGCTTATCTATAGTATAAGGATATTATTTCATAGAATAACTTTGATATTCCAAGGGCGTTTTATTCTGTTTTTTTGCTTTCTCCAACACTTCCGTCGCTTTTCGAACATCTTCATCGGTGACGTCTTTGTCATTCCCCTCATTTTCTAACATTTCAATGTGCCGATCTCGAAACTCTTCCGGGAAAACAAAAAACATGCTTTCTTCGTGAAATAAAAATTCTGTTACAATGACAAAGACAATCGTAATAAACAGAGCGATATAGATATCACGCGTTCCCATCCATGCGATGGCAAAAACTAAAATTTGTCGACTAAAGGTAAATTTCAAATAGGATTCCATCGTTTTGCTTAATTTTATGTTCACAAATTTTGATACAATATTCAAAGTAATGATCATTAACCCGGCAAAAATTTTACTATTATTAATCGCTTGTATATGATCATGTGCGTAACTAAATAATTTATAAATCGTCGAATTCGATTTGGAAGATTCACGTTTTCCCATAATGCTACACTATGTCCAGAAAAAATAGAACGCAGAGATGAACTATAGAAATGTAAAACGTAGAAAGTAAAACTACACAAACTACGGCTTCGAATGTTTTGGTGTGAGTGCCTCTTGTGTTTTTAATTTCGATTCAATGATGGAGAACTTACAACTGGTCAAACATGGATTGCATCTATCATTTGTGAATTTCAATTCCGGGAAGACGTGCTGTGCCATGTCGGTTTTCACATCCATCCCTTTATAATTTAATTTCTGATTTTTACAATATTGTTCGCGAAACGTGGCTTGAACCTCGGTGTCATTTTTGTTGGTTTCTTCAGGATGTTCCTCATTATATTCCATAAACTGTTCTGTCGTGGTGTTCAAAGTATTTAGCGAATGTTCCATAGTATCCATTTGATAAAAAAGAAGGATCATTGCGCATACGGCCAGACCGATATATGTATCCAAATACGTGTAAAAAAGAATGATACCAATAGCAAATAATTTTCCTAAACTCGAATGGCTAAACAATAGGATTGTTTCAGAATAGGAAATAAAAAAAAACAACAGCAAGATGGGAATAAACTGTGCGATTTTATAAACGTTCGAAATTTTTTCCATGTTCTTATCTTATATTGTTCCCTTATTTTTTTTGCCATTGTTCTCTCAAAATAAAATGTGCCGATTTTGTAAACATAGATAAAACATAAACCATGTCTTCTTTAGTAACATCGGCATCTTTATGGAACAACGATGACACAAACCAAAATACTACTAAAAAAAGAGTATCTACAATTCGCAAAACCCAAAAGCAGAGAACATTTTCTCAACTTGCCACAGATAAAGATTCGGAAGAAGCCACGGATGGACACATGGAATCCTATCAAAACTTGCAACCCTATAGCCTATCCGACACGCAAACATCCATGGATAATCGAAATGTTCGCATTAATGATCTATTAAACAAAATCACATCCATCGATGCACAACCTGAAAATAATAAACTCGGTGCATTTACGCCTATATCTCTACCTGAAGTTCAAGTGAAAAAAGATTCCCCATCCAATATTTTACCACAACAATATATCCCTGAATCCCCCTCCTATGCGAATGCTTCTATTTCAAATAAGACACCAAACATGGCGTATGGTGCGGATGATACAAAAGTGGGTGGATTAAGTAATTATACAAAGAGTTATGTGCATCCACCGACGTGGACAGCCACGAATGCTCCTTATTATGCGAAGATGGGATTGGGCAATGCAGCACCGGATGATAAAATGATGGATAAGATAAACTACATGATTCATTTATTGGAGCAACAACAGAATGAGAAAACAAGTCATATTACAGAAGAATTTGTGCTCTACACGTTTTTGGGTGTTTTTATTATTTATGTCGTGGATTCTTTTTCGCGAACTGGTAAATACGTGCGCTAATGTAGCGTTGCCGAATTACGGTTGATACGGTTCATTCTCATTACGAATGTTTTCGCGTATTTGCTCTAATTGTTTTTGTTTCTCTTCCGCCCAAGACTTGTTTTCAAAATTCTTGTCGGGGTGGTATTTCTTAGATAAAACCCGGAACGTTTTGTCATTCTTATTGTCATGTAATTGTAGTAATGTGCGATATTCGAGTTCAAGTTCACTCATTTGTCGCAACGACTTCTCACGATCTTGGTTTGCATTGTCAAAATAAGATCGATTCTGTCGCTGTCTCTTTTGGTTCTCCTGGTCTGAATTTGTATTTTCAAAATAGGATCGGTTTTCACGCTGTCTCGCCTTTTCCTTCTCTTCTTTCTCTTTCTTTTCGCGCTCAAGTTTTACCTTTTCCTTCTCTTCTTTCTCCTTCTCTTCTTTCTCTTTCTTTTCGCGCTCAAGTTTTACCTTTTCCTGCCTTTTCTTTTCCTTTTCCAGATGCCGATCATATTGTCGACGCTTTCGTTCATGAGCCTCTGTTTGTTTACGCTCGGCGATTTTTTCTTCCTCCAGTATTTCTTCCTTCGTTTTGTAAGCCGGATCTAACATGCGACGATAATGAGGTTCTGCTTCTATTTTTTCATCCTCTTCTTTGGAACGGATGTGCTTTTGTTTCAGGTTCTCGATTTCGCGCAACTTTTTGTTGATTTTTCGTGAATTTTCCATGATAAATACGGGGTTATTTGATTTATTTTTTGACATGAAAGCAAACAATAAAAAAATGGTCAATTTTTCTGGCGATTATGCACTACAATAAAAATAGACAAGTTTCTGGAGATAGAGGAGAACTTGGGTAAATAAAGTTATACAAATAATATGCCGTTTCGTTGGAAAAAATGGGTGTGTGCTTTGTTCTCCAATAGTTTAATAAAATAGACGTGTGGCTCGTGTCATCCATAAACAGCATCTTATAGGTGGATTTCTTTTTTATTATATTCCGCAAACTATGTAGAAACCCAAGGAAAAAAAGGTCAGTGTTATTCTCATGCATAATACTTGCCATACACTGAAGCGTGTTTCCACCAATGTCTTCATATTGGCACTTCACGTCTTTCAAAAAATACATGCCATAAATGCGGTCTTTTTGGCGTAAACAATAAATATACAAAAGTTCTCGTTGAAGCAAGGACGCGAGAGAAGCCATAGACGGAATCACCATCGCCTGCAAATCACTATTCACCTCTTCTTGTTTATGATGCAAAAAGTCAGCCAGTATATCTAGAGAGGATTGATGCGTAATGCGCTGTATATGGAAATGATCTGGTAATTTTGGGATATGAATAGGACGTAAATGAAACAAATGGTTCTGATACTTTATAAACGGGACTACACCCCCAAACAAGTCAATTTCTTTTTTTAGAATCGAAATTGAAATGTTCGGATTTTTTTTACGCTGATTGTATTCATGTGTTTGTAGGAGAGAGCGGTTGATTTTCTTCACGTCCCTGTCTCTCTGAACACATAAAAAATCGATTACATACGCGGGCGTTTTCCTATAAACTATGTCTTTTTGTGTTGGTCTGTAGTAAAACATGGCAGGCCGTGACGAAACTGCACCGATGGGTTTACGAAGGGGAAGAATTTGATACGACAGATCTATTTTTTCATGATAGTGTGTTTCGTTATAAAATGAGAGATATGCAGGCTCGGTATGTCCTATAAAATAGGATTGCAAGTCCTCCTTTGATAATGTGTGTAAAATACGTTCTGACCCGATATAATAACATTGTAACAAATCAGCCATGTTTGACTGATGGTTTGCCGAACTTTCTAAATAAGGAATAGTTTCTACGTGTAAGAAATCACAGAATTTTGTTTTCAATGGCTGATGTTTGTACACGACAAAGGGTTCTGTGTAAAAGTAGCGCCAATAGTCATACGTATGAAACACAGGTTGATTGTTCCAAAACGGATATCGAATTTTGATATATACAAACAGTGTCATTCCAAATATAAAAATTGCCGGCAGGAATACATGAAGCATTGTCTAGTATGTGTAGGGATTTGAATTTTCCCGAGTAAACGATCTCGCTCTGTGGGCACGTCGCGTCAAGCATTGCGGGACGATAGGTGATTTACGACCATTTCATGAAAAACGCCGGACATTTAGGGATATTCATGCCTTGATTTTGCAATGGTGGACGTTCGATTCAAGTTGTGTTTTTGTAACAATGCGTTCAAAATTGTAAATAAGTTTATTGACAGAAGTAAATCTTTAGGTGATTATTTGAAATAGGGGTTTAGGTAGTGCGTTTGATTTTGACCATCTCGAACCATCGGGTCCTTTTTGCGTTTGTTTTATTATCCGATCATAAATTATATTTTTCGGTATAAAATATTATATACCAAGAGTATATAATACCATGTCCTTTGTGTCTACTACTGGTTGGCAAGTCGCCCCCGCCTCTGCGAACAAGCTTCGCACCTCCTACTTGAAGGGTTTCCTTGATATCAGTGGCTCGGAATCCGCCGCTGCCCTTCGCGTTCGTAACAACAACAACATCGAACTTTTCGATGGTTCGGATGTCCCCAAATTCCAAATCAACGCCGCCGAGTACGTGGTGCGTGATGACAAAGATAGTGGCAACGCGTTGGCCACCTTGACCATCCCCGTGACCAAGTTTTCCTACTTGACTGGATTAAACACCAACATCCAAGGTCAATTCGATGCCATCTCGAACGGGTCTTCCGTTTCCAACAACTTGAAGGCCGTGAACAGCAATGTGAGTGGCAACTTGGAAGTCGGAAACAGACTCTTCGTTGGTGGTGATGCTGAATTCCGCCAAGACGTGATGGTTGGTGCCAACCTCAATGTTCGCGGAAACGCCATCATTGACCAAAACGCCTACATCAACAAATCCCTTTTCGTGAAGGGCGATGCCACCATTGATGGGCGCCTCTACGTTCTTGGTGACGTCTCGATGTCTGATGACTTGTTTGTCCAAAAGAAACTCCAAGTCATGCAAGACGTCTCCTTCAACGGAGCCCTCTCCCTTGCCGGTAACGCCGTCGTCAACGGCAAACTCACTGTCACTCACCTTGTCATTGGCAACAACGCCGATGATGCGTCTGGGTCTGGATTCTTGATCAACACCCCCCTCCAAGCCACCAGCACCCTTGCTTTGACCGGTGCCGCCACCATGGCATCGACCCTTGGTGTGACCGGAAAGATCACTGGCTCAAATGGCCTTGAAATTTCCAGCGGTGCTGCCACTATGGCCTCCACTCTTGATGTGACTGGAAAGATCACCGGCTTGGCTGCCCTCGAAATCACGGGTGCCACCACCTTATCCTCCACTCTTGCCGTAACTGGCGTTACCACGCTTGGTAACACCCTTGCCGTGACTGGCGCCTCCACCTTATCCTCCACTCTTGCTGTGACTGGCGCCTCCACCTTATCCTCCACTCTTGCCGTGACTGGCGCCTCCACCATGGCCTCGACGCTCGGTGTGACCGGCAAGATCACCGGATCGGATGCCCTCGAAATCACGGGTGCTACCACCCTCGGCTCTACCCTTGGTGTGACTGGAAAGATCACCGGCTCGAATGACCTCGAAGTTGCTGGCAACGCCGTCCTTTCTAGCAAACTCTCGGTTGCCCAAGCCGCCACCTTCAGCGACAAGATGTCGGTTGCATTGGATGCCTCCTTCGGTGCTGACCTCCAAATCGCCAACAAGTTGCGCGTCGGCAACGACACCAACTCCGTTTACATCAACGGACCCAACTACATTGGATCTGCCTTCGCCAACTCCATCTCCGTGAAATCCGGCGATTTGGACATTACCCCCGGCTCTGCCAACAACAGCGTTCACATTCGCGGTGGACTCTTCGTTGACGGCTCTGTCAACTTCATGGGTGATTTCATCAAGACGGACACCAAGGTGCAATTTACCGACCAAATCGAGGTTTCCAACAGCGGCACTGGCCCTGCATTGAAGGTCACCCAAACGGGTGCTAACCCCGTTGCCTCCTTCTCCGACAGCACGGGCATCACCATGTTGATGGACAACTTGGGCAAACTCGGGGTGGGTGCCGTGGGTGGCAACTGGGATGTTGTCAACAACAAGCCCACCGCCGAATTGGACGTGCACGGTGCCGCCAAGATCTCTACCACCTTCGACGTGACGGGCGCTGCCACGCTTGGTAACACTCTTGCCGTGACTGGTGCCTCCACCTTCACCGGCGTTGCCACCTTCCAAAACGGCATCGTTTTGGGCGGATCCTTCGTTGACCAATGGTAAATGCCTTTGGCTGACCTGCGGTAAATGCCTTTGGCTGACCTGTGGTAAACGCCTTTGGCTGACCTGCGGTAAACGCCTTTGGCTGACCTGTGGTAAATTGGTGACTTAGTATGAACGCTATCGTTCATTGGCGACCGACCCAACCTCTGATCATGTAATATAATTTATGTAACAAATACATGCTTTTGTATGTATTTGTCAATGCGCCCCCCACATTTACATGGCGCGTTCAAGAACATATAAATATTGATGTTTATCCGTTCCGCCGCATTCTGTCATATTCAGTTTCGCATGCACAAGAAACCCGTTTCGTTTTGCACATTCCAAGATCGTGTCTATCGATTCCATGTTCACCGTATGTTCATTTTGCCGAATATGTTGAGTGGCTTTATCCGTAAATGTTTCTGTTAATACAGCAACATCAGACTTCGGAAATTTATAAGCAGCGTCATATTGATAATCGGAAAAGTCTACACGGGTTTCCACAGAACGTATGTCATACAAGCGTTGTAACGGTTTCCATAAATTCGCCTTGTTATCAATGGGCATCGTCGTGTCAAATTTTGATTTCTCCGCCATATGAATGACCAAATACCCATTTGGCATCATCCAATGATAACAATTCTGGAAAAACCGGTTTTTGTTCTCGATCTCATAAATTGTGAAATGCGTGCATAACACATGCGTAAACGTAGAGTTCTCAAAACTCATGGGGTCGAGAACATCGCCGCATTTTGTCTCACAGTTAGGTCGTTTTTTTTCACTATATTCAACCATTGCTTTCGATTTATCGATCCCGTAGGCGCGATATCCTGCTTCACGTAATTGTTCCACTATATATCCTGTGCCAGATCCTACGTCTAAAAATACGCTGTTCGCGGTGGTCGGTTCCGTTGCGTTCAGAATTTGAAGAAGCGCACCCTTCGACCGGTCTTCAGTGTCATGTATTTCATCATAGACATCTGCATAAAACGCGTCATATGCGTCTATGTTTCGTTTCAATACATAGGCTCCTTCCTGATGAAATCCTTCTTGTGTAATCAAGGGTTTCACTAAATTTTTATAACAAACCATCGCTAAATAGAGAATCGCAAGTAAAAACAACAGTTGTAATAGCATATATTTTGGATTTTCCGAATTTAAAATGGCATAAGCATAGGACAGCATGTTACCAATCTATATTTTATATCTCTATCTATAAAGTAGAGATACAAAAAACGGGGAACCTGGACTACGCTGAATTGCGCAATTGCGTGCGTGTGTTATTAAAAAAGGTGTCACGGCCAATCAAAGAATGAACTACATTCGGATGCGGTTGTGCGTCGAACGTCGGTTTTTCGAACAAATAGGGGTTGGGTTGAATGCTCGGACTGGAAACAATTTGGACATTATATAGATCACTATTGGAAGACGGAACATAGGTGGCCTGGTTCGCACCACGCTGTAATGCAAAGTTTTGGTTTCGTAATGTCATTTCGGTATCTACCGAGAATCCCGACCGCGGGGCGCTCGATCCGGGATTGAATAACACGCTAGAGTTATAGTCGGGGTAAGGGAGAACCGGTTCCTTTATGGAAGTTCGGCGATTTATCATAGGAAAAATGGCGTATTTTGTGGGGACAGGACGAGGGTCATAATTGGGTTGTAGGGGGGAATCTGGAAATTGGCGTTCTGTCATACGATGATTTAATTCGTCGGTTCTCTCATTTTGTCCGTAACATATTCCATCAATTACGCCATGCATCATTTCTTTTCTAAATGGGTGTTGTATCTATTATATGAAATGTAAGGATATAAAAATTTGGCAAGGAAATATGTATTATTATTATTATTATGACAAATCCAGTTACCATAGTTACCGCTTTTTTTGATATTGGGCGAGAACAACGGGGCGATGGTCGCTCAGTGGATGAATATAAAGAGTGGTTGAAACGAACATTGCAGTTGAATTGTAATTTGTTTATTGTCACGGAAGAGAAATTCCGGGATTTTTTTATAGAACATCGCCCGACCCCGTATAACACATTTTTAAAGATCATAGATTTCAAAGACTCTTATTACTATCAACACCGTGATGCTATGAAAACAATATTGTATGACCCTGTGTATCAATCGAAAATTGCAAATCCGAATCGTGTGGAATGTGTTTTGCCAGAATATAATATAATCCAATATTCCAAGTTTCATTATTTACAAATGGCCACTGAAGAGAACCCATTTCAAAGCACGAGTTTTTTTTGGATGGATGCTGGATGTTCT